CCCCGCGCGTAGGCGACGGGGTGTTCGGTGTCCTGGCCGTAGATCTTGTGGCCTTCGAGAGAGACCTTGATGCGGCGGGTGGTCTTGCGGTAGCCCATGTCAGGCCCCTTTCTCTATGTCCGAATTAACCGTCACGTCCAGGTGGGTACGGTTCCGTCGCTGAGGACGCCAGGGATCGCGGCCGTGAGCTCGCCAGAGTCCGCGCGGTTCAGCGGGAAGTCCGTGTACAGCACCTCGTTGGCGAGGGTCTGCCCGGACACGGTCAGCGTCGTCGTGCGGGCCACCGAGGTCGACGAGACCGTCTTGAAGACGTCGAACATCTGGTCCGTGGCGTCGTTGAAGACGCAGTTCAGGGTGATGCTGAAGTCGGCGAGCAGCAGGATCCGCTCGTAAGCCGACTTGTCGATGCCGGTCACGTCCTGCACACCGCGCGGCGTGGCGAACTGGAGACCGGTGACGTCGTTCTTGATGGCCTTGGCAGTGCCCGCCGAGTTGTCGACCGAGCAGGTCGTCCAGCCGAGGCCGCTTTCCTTCGCCATGGGATGTTCCCTTCTTGTTGGAGCTACGCCTCAGCGAGCTGCGGTTCGTCGACCCACTTGGCGTCACGGTCGCTGTCCCAGGCCAGGCGCCCGAAGACCTTTCGCGTGCCGTCGGTGGTGGTCCATTCGTCGATGAATTGCGTGGGGTGCGTGATCGCGTTGCCGGAAGCGAGGATCTTCACCGTGTGCGTGACGCGGCCTCCGTCGACCAGGGCAACGGCTCGGCCAGTTGGGTTGATGAGCGTGAGCTGGAACCCGGCCGGGCCGAGGAACACCTTCCGGGAGCGGCCGTCGTCCTCCTCGTAGACCAGCCGGGGGATCTTGAACTCGAAGCTCTCGCACTCGGCGGTGAAGTCCTCGCCATCGATCTTCAGACGGATACTGTCGGCCATGGCTCAACCCCTCCCGTGCGCGTCGGCAAGACGCTCCTGGTGGTTTGCGAAGTCGTCGACCCAGTCCTCCGGCCGCGTGTGCTGCCGTGCCTCAGTGCCGCGCGGATTGCCCCGCCAGTCCCCGTCACGGACCACGTACAGCTCGGGCCGGTCGATCCGCTTGCGATGCTCGGACGCCTGAAAGCACGGCTGCCCGGCCTCGAAGATCAGGTACGTCTGGCCTTCAGCGACGCGCAGCTCGCGGAACCGACGCCCAGAGTTCTTCGCATCGTGTGTGAGCTGAGGGCCGATCTGCTCGACGTGTACGCGCCAGCCGTTCAGATAGCGAGGGCAGTCGACTTCCCCGCACGTCGCCTTCCTCCAGTGCGTGGAAACCGGCGCAGCCAGCGCATAAGTCTTGTAGGCGCTGGCCGGCATCTGCGGCTCGACGCGGTTCACGGGGCGCTGGAACATCAGAACACCTGCCCGGCTGTCTCGTTCTTCACGATCACGACGGCGAAGGCCAGCGACGAGAAGCCGCCGGTTGTGACAGTGACCGCTCGCAGGTAGCGGCGGATCGTGGCGTTGTTGGCCGTTGCGAGGCGTTCGGCGGTCCGACCGGCGGTGAGTTGAGTGAAGGCCAGACCGCTGACGTCGGCGAAGCTGACGTTGTCCGCGCTGTCCTGGATCTTCACGGTGACGTCCGTGCCGACCATCGCGAACGCCTGCAAGTAGGCCTGCGCGCCGAAGCTCGCGGACGCCGTGGTGTCAATGCCCGTGCCGTTCGTTGCCGCAGTGTCGGTGCGGACCCCAGCGGTCAGGGAGCGACCCCACTCGACGCCGAAGCCGTTGCACTGGGCGTCGACCTGGAAGGTGAACGCGCCGTCGTCGCCCCGGTTTCCGTCGTAGTTGATCTGCTTGGACACCATGCATGCGGCCGGGTTGCCGAGCGTGGTGCCGCGGAAGTACGTGCACTGGACGTCGGAGTAAGGCAGATTCTCCAGCCGGTCGTGGGCCCGGTCGTCGGTCGGGTTGAACCAGGCCTGCCACGTCATGCCGCCAGTACGCAGCCCGCCGATGCGCTCGTAGGCGCTCTTGTCGATGCCGGTGACCGTGAGCGCGGCAGGGCCGCCGGAGACGCTGATGCTGCCGAGGTCACCAGACAGGTCGTAGCCGTGCAGGTAGAAGTTGTCTCCGAGGCCGGACTGCTTCGCCACGTCAGGCCACCTCCGTCCAAAGGTCGTTGACCACGCAGGGCAGCCAGATTGTGAGCACCCTGAAGGGGACGCCGTCTTGCGTTAGGTAGCCCGCGCGTACATCGAGGGCCTGGCCGTGGGCGCCGAAGATGTCGACATTGCTGACGGTGCCGCCGAGCGTGAAATCGCCGATGAACGCCCTCACCACGTCGTCCGCGGCAGCGACCATCTCGGGGTCGATCGCGTCGGCGGGCTCGCTGACGGCGCTGGCGTAGATCCGCACGTTCAGCACGACCACCGCGGTGACCGAGTCGAGGCCAGAACGGCCCCGGATGGGGATGATGCGGTCGGTCCACACCGCCCCGGTCAGCCCGCCCGTCGGCGGGGCGTTCTTCGGCTCGTGCCCGTTCACCCGCTCGAACCTGCCGGTCGCCATGGTGTGGGACATGGCTGCGTCCGTGAAGCCGAGGATGTCGATGGCCACCGGAATCACCCGCCCATCTCAGGCAGGTGGCGCTGGACGGCGATCTCTGCGATCTGCGGGCCACGGAGTTCGACTGCGCTCTTTGCCTTGCGCCAGTGCTGGTAGCCGCGGAACCGCGTGACGGGGTAGTTACGGGAGCCGACGCCCTCCAGCCACGGCCCGTAGACGACCCCCTGGTCGTGGACGAGGGAGACCTCGCCGGACACGCGGGTCGTGGTCACCATCGTTTCGTAGTAGGGGGTGCGGGTCTTGAACGAGGCGGACGTGCCCATGAGGACGCGCTCCTCGCCGAACGCCGCGATGTCGTCGCGCGCTTCATCGCAGGCCCGGTCCATGGCCCGCTCGGCGCGGCCGTCGAACAGCGGGCCGGTGAAGGTGATGTCGAGGCTCATACCGCCCTCACCCGGCCCTTCCGGCCGTGCGAGGCGTACACCCGGTCACGGAAGCTGGAGAGGGCCGTGGCGTCCATGGCGCGCTCGCTGGTGCCGCCGTCGCCACTCTTACGGGTGCGGGAGTAGCCGGCCACCTCGTTGGTGAGCTGGGCGACAGCCTCCGCGATCGTGAGGTCGCGGACTGGGGCAGGTGGGTCCCAGCGCTGGACCGTGGCGCCACCAGAGTGGGTGGCGGCGGTGGTGCCAAGCGCGCCGCGGGCGACGGTGAGGGTGCGGGATGCGTAGACGTCCGCGCCGGTGGTGTGGGCGGCGTTCGCCGAGCCGTCCCACGCCCGCTTCACGATGAGATTGGTGCCCGCGATGTCGACGATCAGCATGCGCTCGCCGTCGATGAGGATGACCTCGTCGACCGCAAAGCCTGCCGTGCTGGCGACAGGGATGGTGACGGTCTTGACCTGCTGGTCGATGTCCGAGCCGAGGTTCTGTGTGGTGTCGGCCATGCTGCGGCCGGTGACGATCATCCGCTCGTCGTCCACGCGCAGCACGGAGCCGACGCCGAGGGCTGCGGCGGCCGGGCCGTCCACGCTCACCGTCGTCGTGGACGTCGACCCGACCGCGCTGGCCAGCGTGCCCGCGGTGGTCTCCTGGTTGCTGTAGCCCCACAGGCCGGTGATGGTGATGTCCCGCTGGTGGGTGCTGCCGCCGCCGAACGCTGCCGACGAGCCGAGGTTGAGTTCCAGGCGGGTGTACGGCGGGCCGCTGCGGTTCGGCTCCAGCAGCACGTCCGCGGTGGAGATCGTGGTTCCCCCGCTGCTGATGGAGGTGACCGAGATGAGTTGGGAGTCGTCGAGCCACAGCCGCCACGACGTGCCCTGCTGGGAATCGGGCCAGTCGAAATAGCGAGTCGCCAGCTCCGGATAGAAGCGTCGATGGCACAGGGCCTCGATGTCACGGGAAGCCGACTGGAGGGCGCGGTCGATCTGTGCCGTGTTGCGGGCGGTCGGCTTGGAGTCGAGCGCGCGCATCACGTCCTCACGCGTCGCGTACACGGGCTGAGTCATCTGCTGTCACCTCCTCTCAGTTTCGGATGGCGTTGACGTGACCGGTTCGGCGGTTGCCCGTCGCCCAGGTCGAGCCGTCGAACGGGCAGTACAAGACGCCGCCCGGCCCGGCACGGAGCGGTTCCCCGCAGCCGAGGCAGGCCGTGGGGAGGCGTTGCTGTTCCTCGCGGTACATCTGTGCGCTCTCGCGGAGGATGTCGAGGAGCCCGTACCACGAGCCCTGCTCCCGGGCGGGCGGCCCGCTGCTGCGCGCCGTCGCGGTGAGCGCGCCGAATACGGCGGCGGCAGCACCAGTGACGAGTGACGGTGACGT